GATGGATTATAGTCTAAAATAATTCTACCGTTTGTTCTAAATAAAAGTTGTTGCCAATCCTCCCAAAATAATTCATTCGCTTCGTTAATAAAAAGTAAATCTCTTTTTCTACCTCTTACTTTTTGTGGCTGATCTAAACTAATAAACTCAATTAGATTTCCATATAAAACATATTCACTAGATGATTTATTATGTGCTTCTTCACTATACATTTGATTCTCTTTTAGTATAGTTAAAAAATCTCTTAACACTGACGCTCTTAAACTAGGAAAAGTTTTACGGCATATAGTTATAATTTTATTACGCTGATTTGTGCAATAACTAAAAATAATCCAAAGAAGTATATTATAAGTTTTTCCTGAACGAGTACCCCCTTGTTCAACAACTATTTTTTTATCACTTAATATTAAATGGTCATAAACATCATTAGTCTTTATTTTCATTTGTTCTAATAATCTCTACTGTTACATTTGTTGGTAATCCCTCTGCTCCTGTTATTTCTTGGCGTTCTACATATCCTCTTTTTTTACCTTTTGTTTTTAATAAGAATATTGTTGCCGCCGTATTACCTCCCTGTATTTGTTGATGTAGCTGACTTTCAGCAAAATCTAAAGCAATATCCTGAATTGAATCTACTTGCTTTTTAAATTCAGGTTCTTTATAATATTCATAAAAGGTAGTTCTACCTATTCCCACTTGTTTACAAGCTGTTGTTACTACTCCTAATGATTTTTCTAATGCGTTGAGTAATGCTTTTTTATTGTGTTCGGTTTTGTTCATTTTTTTATACTATTAAAAAATTCTAATCTTGCATCATTATCTTTTCTAAATACTCCTATTAATTTATTTGTTGTTGTCCAAGTATCGTGTTTTTTTACCCCCCTCATTTCCATACACATATGTTTTGCAGTTAAAGATACAGCTACTCCTTTTGGTTCTAACTCTTTATTTAAAAAATCTGCAACCTGTGTTGTTATTCTTTCTTGATTTTGTAATTTATGAGAAAATTTATCTATTGTTCTTGCAAGTTTACTTAATCCTACTATTTTTTTATTCGGAACATAGGCAATATGTCCATAACCAAAAAAAGGTGCTATATGATGTTCACATAAAGAATAAAAAGGAATATTTGTTTGTATAATCATTTCATCATATCCCTCACTATCAAATGTTGTAAAATTCCAATTAGGTTGATTAAAAAATTGCTCAAAAAATTTAATATATCTTTTAGGAGTATCTTTTAATCCCTCTCTATTAACATCCTCACCAAAATATTGCAACATTCTTATAACGTTGTCTTGTATATCTCCTTGTGAATCTTCCCACGGAAAAACAATCCAGTCTCTTTTTTCTTTTCTTTTATCTATTAAAACTTCAAAAGGTTTATTGTATTTTTTATATCTTTTATAAGTTGTTCCGCTGTCAATTAAATCATCTACAATAACATCTGCTTCATCTATTGTATTAACTGGATTACCTAAAAGACCTGATATAACTTGACCACCTCTTGGAACTCCCCAAAATTTACTATTCGGATATTTTAATTTAATTCTTTTGACTCTTTCTGTTATTTCAATCCAATCCATTATACTCCTGTTTTTTTGTTCCATATATCTATATGTAATCTTGTTGTAAAATTTAAATAATTATTTCTAGCTAACTCAACTATTGTTTTTTTATTATCGTTTAATAGTTTTTGATTTTCTCCTGCAGGCATTAAATAAACTTTCTCTTTATCTATTAACGTTAAATAATCTTTTTTTATTTCCTGCCAATCTTGTTTATTATCTACTACAAATTTAAAAATAGCATTTTGTTTATTAAGTCTTTTTATTACATCAGGTTTATAAGCTAAAGATTTATCATTACCACTATTAGATAGTTTAGGACTACAATTCCATAAATTAATTTCATTTAATAAAAAATTATTTGGCATTATAGTTCCATTAGTTTCAACTTCAAAATATGCTTTTTTGTTTATATTGGTTTTTATATAATTTATAAATTCTATAATTTGAATTTGTTGCATCATTGGTTCTCCACCTGTTATTATAATATGAGCGTTGTTTTTTATAGCATCAATACATTCCTTATTTAAAACATCTTTAAACTCTTTGCTTTTTGCTTTCATCCACACCTCAACAGTATCACATCTCCATCTTGCGTTATTATGTAACTCTCCATCAAATTGAGTTCCCATACCCCCACACATTAAATTACATCCTCCTAATCTAACAAACACACTTGGTATTCCAACGGTCTTACCCTCACCTTGAATAGAATAAAAAACTTCACTAATTGCTATCTTCCTCATAAATAACTGTGCTTGATTTAGTTTCAGATAGTTCAATTCTTTTTATAGGTAAATGTTTTTTTATTCTTTGATAAATCCAAATTGCCATATTCTCTGCCGAAGTTTCAAAAGGTAATTCAATAAAAGGTTCGTTTGCTAAATTAAAGGCATCAACTAAAGGATCTTCTTTATATAATAAAAAATAATGATCATATTCTTTTATTATTGGTTCAGCAATATTATCTATATCTGAAAATAACATTGTAACTCCATTTTTAATTTCTTTAAATTCAAACTCACAAATCACATCATAAGTATGTCCGTGTAACCTGCCACATTTTTCTCCTGCTTCTTTATTTCTATGTCCTGCATAAAAATAATATTTTTTTCTTATTTTAATCATATCCATCCTTTTTCTTTGGCTTTATAATATCCCTCAACTCGTAATTCTGTTGCGTGATTATTATTTATTCCATATCCCCATTCATTAAAAACTTTTGACCCATTATAATCTGTCATTGTATCATTTATAATTATATCGAGAATATTTAAGTCTTTAGCCATTTTCCAAGTTTGCGCTTTATTAAGATACATTAATGGAGTATGTATTCTGAAATCAATATCCATACCTAAAGTTAAAGTTAATTGTATGCTGTCAATAAATTTTCTTCTACAATCAGGATAATCTTGAAAATCCATCTGACAAGTTCCTGTTATTAAATCTGTTATATTTAATCCCTTTGCGTATATTCCAGCAATAGTTATAAATAAACTATTTCTTCCCTCTGTTAATCTTAAATTAGTTTTATTATTTGTTTTTAATAAATCTTTTATATTAAATATTTTATAATTAATATTTTCTTTTTTACAAATTTTTGATGCCGCTTCTATTTCAATTTTATGTTTTTGTCCATAATCAAATCCTACCGCATAGATTTTATCAAATTTTGTTTTTGCCCAATATAAACAGGTTGTACTGTCTTGACCTCCGCTAAATAAAATAACTGCTTTTTTCATTTTTTTTTAAATTTATATATATATTTTTGATACTTCACCCATTGTTCAAAATTATGTATGTGTAAAGGATACCAATTTTTAACTCTTTTATTTTTATTATTAATTTGATTAAGTGTTTGATTTTTAAAAAAAAAACAATTCCCAAATCTACCGCCTAACCAAGATGTACTATCAACGCTATCAAAATTTAATCTATTTAACCAATGTAAATCAGTAAATCCTAATCCGTGAATCTTTGTATTATTTTTATGAGCGTAATTAATAAACCATTTTAAAACCGATGGATTACTTCTAATTTTTTTTCCTATTGCAGTTGCTTGTGTTGTTCCTAATGCTACATAATTATAATCCTCACAAGATTTAATCCAATAATCTTTTCCTCTATTTTGATGCCAGCAAACAATAGGTGATATCCCTGTTGCATCCTCTATTTTTTTTCTATAATATTCAACTTTTTTTAATCCAACAACAATATCAATATCTAATTCAAAAAATAATTTTTGCTTTGTTTTTTTTATAAATGATATATATTTATCACAATAATTATCCCAATTAAAATTTTTATATTTTCCTGTTTTATTATTTATAACTGTAAAAGCACCACTATCTAAAATATGATTTTCTTGTTTTACATAATCGCCATATTTCCCTCCTTTATGTTCCCAAAATGAAGATAATAAAAAAACATCATTAATTGATTTATTATAAATTTTTTCTATGGTTCTAAACCCAGCTAAATATAATTTCATTTTATAAGTAAATTATAAATAATTTCTTCTTTAGTTCCTTTTTTTGAATTTAAAATATCTTTAACTTCTTTAAACTTATCTTTGTTATACTTTAATATAATTGTAAAATCTTTTTCTTCTTCCTCTTCTTTTTCGGAAAAAAATTCATCTAAATCTATTTCTTTATCTTCCCAAACTTCTAAACCCCATTCATTTAATTTATTATTCTTCCAATCGTTAGCTAATAAATCCCAATCCCAATCTCCAAAACCTACATTGTCTTTTATTGTAAATTCTTTTTTTTGTTCTTCTGTCCAATCCTTTACAACTATAACGTCTATTTTTTTAATTCCTAATTCTTTGGCTGCTCGGTATCTCATATTACCCCCAAGTATAATATAATTTTCATCCACCACAACAGGTCTTTTTTCTAGCATTTCAGGAAACTCTTTAATTGAGTTTACAAGTTTTTTAAACCTAAAGTCTTTTATTAATCTTGGATTATTAGAATTTAGTTTGAGTTTGTTTATTTCAATTTTCATAATTATATTTATATAACATTTCTTTTTTTATTAAATATGCTTTTTTTTGTTTGATATCTCCTTTTCCAATAAACTTACACCACTTTAAATTATTTTCATATATACATTTTCTAATGTTTTCAGTTTTAAACCAATTATATTTATCTCCATCATAAATAACCCAATAGTCTGCTTTTGTTGTTGATAATGCTGAAGGTTTATTATTAAATTCTATTTCAATGACTATATTGCCTGTATCTTTACTTTTTTGATCAGATTTAACTTCAATTCCTACTTTAATTTCAGGTATATAAATATCATATTGTTTAAAATACCCCTCTATAATATATGCTTTTAAATATTTTTTTTTAATTATATTTAAAACATTATTCTCTATTTGTTTTCCTCTTTCAAGGTCTTTTTTAAATGTTTCAATTTTAAAAGGTTTGTCCATATTTAATCTAATGGTAATTTAAGTTGAGTAGATTTATACCGAGCAATTTGATTTCCTCTTGCTGAAACCCACTCTAAATTGGATAAATTATTATTTAATCTATCTTCGTCTATATGATTAACATATTTAAATAATTTTTTATTATTATTTATTAAAAATGTACACGCCATCGCTCTATGTACAACCACAATATATGATTTTCCATTCAGCCAAAGCGCTGCTCTTTTATATCCTAATTCTGTAATTGTTTGGCTTATAAATCTATCTTTTTGATTTTTTATATTACCCTTTTTATTAATCTTATAATTAACAAAAACTCTTTCTTTTAAATCAATTTTATTCCAATAAACTAGAGTCTTATATTCTATAAAATCTCTTTTAAAAATGCCTAATTGCATTTTACTTGTTTATCATATAAGTAAACAATTCTGCAACTTCAACTTCTTGTTTATCTATAATAGCTTTTGCAACCAGCTTTTTACTATTAGCTGTTTTATTACTTTCGACTACTGTGTTAAAATGTTCTTTTAATTTAGGATTATATTCTTGAAACATTAAATAGTTATTATAAGCGTGCATAGCAGTAGCGTGGTCATATTGTTTTCCGTTTGCAATAAAGAAATCTCTAATACTATAATAAGTCATATTTTCTACTTCTCTTAAAATATAAACAAATAATGATCTAATTTCTATAACATCAGTTTTTCTGCTGTTTTCAAAAACATTTACACCTGTTAGATTTTTTAATGTTCTCGCTATTATTTGTGCAAATCTTAAACTTTTAGGTTTATTTTCTTGCCTTTGATGAAAGATAGGTTTTCTTTTTTTTTTCATAATATTTCTGTTTGTAAGTATTCATTAATGTCTTTGTTTACGTTTTCTTTATATTCTTTAATTGCTTTTTCACATTTATACTCACCACTTTGATAAAATTCTTTTGATACTGTGCAGAATTTTGGAACTAAACTTTCTTTGTCCAAAGCTATGAAATAAAATTTACTATAATCTACTTTAAACAAATTACAATATACATAACATTGTAAATCGTATGAAAAATTAAATGCCGAGTTTCTAAATTTGTCTATGTTTACTGTAGTTTTAAGATCAATTATTTCTCCTTTTTTTGTAATAATATCTGCTTTACCTCTAAAAGGCATACCCATAACCTCACCTGCTATCGGTACTTCACAATCTGCTTTATTTAACCATTTAACTAAATCAGGATTTTTTAAAAAGGCATCAGCTAATCTTTCTGCATCTGATTTTTCTTTTTTAGTAAATACTACTTTGTATTTATTTTTAGCTTCTTTAAATGCTTTTGTGTTTTTTGATGCTACATCTACAAAAATTTGTTTACTAAATACATCTGGTTCTAATATTGAAGTATGAAACAACCAACCGTCTATTAATGCTTGACTAGATTTATAACCATACTTTTGAACGTAATAATATTTTTTATAAGAATGTAAAAGGAGTTTAGCACTACTGCTTGATAACATATTTTTGCCACATAAATTATAGTAAAACTCATCGTTATCCATATTTTTTATAAGTTCGTTTTTATCCCAAATAGAACCATCTAATAACGTTATGCTTTTTATCATACTTTATCGTCTAGGTCGTCTTTTACTGCTTTAATAATATTTACTAAAGTTTCTCTATCAACCCACTTTAAAAACTCTACTGGATCAAAGTTTAAAAGATATTCGTTATCGTCATAATCATTAACACCCAACATAAAATAAGGTTGCCTGCTTTTTTTACCATCTGTCATTACGTTGGTTTGTGGATAACTTAAATAGTTTATATCTTTTACTTCTACCCAATATTCTGTTGCATCAGGATTTGAACTGTTTTTTATTTTATTTTTTATTGTCATTTTTTATAAGTTTTAATTCTGCTTTTTCGGCTCTTTGAATGGCTCTTAATTTATCAGCGCGATACTGACTAATTATATTATAGTAATTTCTTTTATCTACTATCATTTTATTTGTTATAAAAGTAACCTCTAATAATGCTTCTTTAAATTTTGCAAGATCATTATTATTAGGTTTTAATTTGATCCATTGTTTTAACATAACCTGCATAACAAGCAAAGAGGATGTTAAATCTAATTCTTCTAGGTTATTCATTTTTTTATTTATAGGATCATTCACTCTATAAAGTTATTAAAAATTATTAAGATATAAAAGAATTATTTATATTAATTATTGAAGCGTGATTTTCAGGTAGTAAATAACAAGGTTTTAATATCTTTTTTTTAGTCCATAAAGTAGTGTCAGGACAATACATATCAACCGCTTTAGGCATTTTAATTTCATTTAACCAAAATATATAATTTCCTTTTGGATCATTAATAAAATATAACTTAACCATATCGTAAGGCATATTCATTAAAGCATCATATTTATATTTTTCTAACATTTTGTCAGGATAATATTTGTTTCTAAATTTCATTTCAATAACACATTCTTTTCCTTTTGGCGTTCCTCCAACAGCGTCATAATGTTCAAACCCTCCACCACACCACTGTAAGTCCCAACCATCAAAATTTAGAAATTTAATAATTGCTTGTTCGTATCTATGTACGTCTTTAATCTTCAAAACCTTGTTTGTATAAGTTATTTAAATCCCTAATCCATAAATTATATGTTTTACTAGAACAGGTGCACGGCTTGTAATAAGAATGATTAAAATATTTAGCGTGCAACCTAGCTATTAATTCAACTTCATTTTCTATTAAACTATTAGAAGTGCTTTTTTTAAATTCAGTCCAACTATTATATTCT